GTTATTCTTGCCGCTTTACGTGCTGCTTCAACTGCTGCACGATTGTCAGCAATGCTATTTGTTAGATTGCCAATTTCTTTGTCGTATTTTGCAAAGAACGGATCAAGATAGTTTTTCTTTAGATGTGGAAAAACCAAAATAGCCATTGCAGCAAGATCAGCGCCACTAAACGGCAAGCGTGTACCACCACCAGTGATTTTCTGTCCACCCTTTGTTTGAAGACCACCCCTACCATAATTAGATTGCTTGATATCAGACAGTTGTGCTTCTAACTTGCGATAGTTTTGAACAGAGCTTTTATGCTCTGCTTCATATTTCTTGTTGAGCTGACTTATCGCACCATCGAATTTCTTATTGAGATTTGTAAGACCACCATCAATCATATCAATACGTGATGACAGTTTAAATGCAATGCTGCTAAACTTTGCATCAACGTCTGTGATAGAAGATGTGTTTGTTATTTTGGTGGATGATAAATCACGATTACCAAATGGCTGAAGAAGTCTTGTGAGTGGATCTTGAATCTCACCGCTATCATCTTCGACATCGATCTTAAAAAGAGTAGGAGGTAAAAGCTTTGTGACTTTCTTATCACCGGTCAAGCAATCAATAAGTGCACCAGAAGTATTATCAATAGTTGTCTTTGGATCAACTTTTGACTTTTTTTCTGCTGGTGCAACTTTTGGTTGTGATTTCTTTTTTATTGGTTTCTTAGCCATATAATCAGCCTCCTATAACTGAGGATTATTTATATGACTATGTCATCTTGCGCAGAAGAGAATCTTGTTGCTTTTGCTTATCCGACTCTTCTTGATAATGATTTTTTAGCATTGTTGTATAGAGTTGCAGCTCAAATGGATACATGTTTTCATATGTATTCATATCACAGAACTTATTCACAAAGATGAAGCTAAATGATAACTGATAATAGTTTCCAAGACTATTATAAGCCATCAAAGAGTAAAAAAATCAGTTAGGCTACCCAGAACAAGCTGCTGTTCTTCACCCTTGCTATCTTTGTACTTCTTGATCAGTTCCATGCGTGGTGTGTCTGTCAGGAACTTATTGATCTTTTCAAAGGCAGTTGCAGGAATATCATTGACCCATGCTGACAACTCGTCCTTTTTGATCTGTGACATATCAACACCCGAAATGGCATCAATAGATTCGACAAGCATCAAGCTCAGACGTGCATCGCCATCTTCGAGCTTTGTGTATTCTTCAGAGAGATAAAGGCTAACAGGTGGGTGCTTGAGCTTAACAGCAATGTCTGCAGATACTGCAATATTGTCCTTAACGTCCTTTGGATACTTCATCTTGACTTGGTCAAGCTTGATTTCAATATCATGCTTAACATCTTCTGATTCAGCAACAACAAGATCAACGACGTTTGATACAGACTGTGCACGAAGCTTCAGGAACAACCATTCAATATCAAACATTGGCAGATCATCAATTTTCGTTTCCTTGACAACACATGACTGAAGAACCTTGACGATAGCACGCAGTACTGCATCACTATCATCATCTTCCTTTGCAACAAGCAAGATCTTCTCTTCCTTGATTGTCATTGGTCGAAGTTCAACTTTTTTCTTATTTGAGGGTAGATCAACAAAAAAGGAAGGGTGTTCAATTTTTGGTAAAGTCATAATATAGTCCTCTGTTAAAATGTAATGCCATCTCCAGCATTAATAATGTCTTCTTGTTCACCTGGCAGTACTTGCCAATCTAAGTATGCTAACTGAATAGTGGCTTGCTGAACAGAGCCTTTTGCCCAGCCCATATCAGGTAAATTCATATCTGTTGGGTATGTCTCACGAAATATATATGTCTTGACTTTACGACCTTCCTGATTGAACACTTGAAGGCGGACATCACAGACATATTCGTCACGAAATGAAACGTCATAGCTGAACTGACCACTGTTATCTGCACCACCAAATGATGTGCCACCACTAATGCCAGATGCGGTTGTTCCACGATCATGTGGAATTGTAGATTGCATCCATGCTTCAAAGAACTCAAGTGTCTTCATATTACCAGACACATCCACCATAATCTGTAATGGAACGAAGTTAGCACGAATTGCTTGCTTCTGTGCAGGACCATAACCAAATCTGAAATAATCACCAGCAGCAACCGTATATCCAGGAATACGAGCTGTATTGATATAGAACTCAAGCTCACGTGCAACCTGACCGGCATCTGTTCCAACCATTGCAGCAGGTGGTGTAATCAGAAGCTTGAACTTGTTTGTGAGCAAATAGCCTTCATTAAGATTGGCTTTGCTTCTGAAATCATCGATATTAAAACCCATCGGAAACTCTACTTTTTTTGTTGATTATTGCATTTTTCTCTTGACAAGTTTACAAAACCGTGTATAATAGGTATTGACCTCTTGAAATTAAAATCTTTTTTGACTATCACGATAGACTTTATTACGCAATCCTTTTGCTTTTCCACCTGCAGGAGAACGCCAATCGGCAAGAGGCAAAAACATGTATGTTGCCCAAGCTTCTTCTGGTATCTCAACAGCATTTGTCATCACCCGACCAGGTATATATTGCTTGATACATGACTCGAATATTTTATTCTTTGATGCCTTTTGAAGCTGATCAAATGTAATACCTTGTCGCTTGCTTGGATCTTTCATGACCTTATCAACAATGCTATCCATTAGCAAAGCACGAGCCTTTGGTGGAGCATAATGAAGGTTCAGACCCATGAAGTTACCATTTGGTAATGGCTTGATATGAAAGATTAGTGGAAAGGCGTCATAGTATGGCAGCACATCTTTGTACTTGGCATCATAAACATACATCAGAAGCTTACCGACATGTGTAGAACTTGTTAATGAGCGACCATTTAATGTCTTATAACCTTGGCGCACAGCAGTGTTTTTCAGAAATGTTTGACGCATACGAGTAACAGGAGCAACACCATCTTCTGCCTCACGGTCAAGAACGTTCTCGCTCTTCTGTATGCTTGATAGTTCTTTATATGCCTTGAGGAACTGATTCTTATCCTGAAGCTTTTTACCACCTACAGCCAATTCAACATCAGCGCGCAAAGCATCTCGTGCTGCTGCGATCGATCGACCAATTGACATGGTGCGATCCTGAAGTTGCTGGAGAAATGATTTGTTGCGTCGTGCCATTAAGGTATGTCCTTCTCAGTGAAGATCTTGAATTTGATTTTACGGTCAGCACACCATTCTGCAGCGGCTTTCCATTTAGCTTCATTTACTGCCCATGTCTTGGCTTCATTTAGCATGGTCTTTCTCTTCCGATTATTATTTATCTTAGGAGGTTGACATTGTGCCGCTGGTTTGATTTCAACAAGGTATGTTGTCTTCTGGCCATTTGGTCCTTGTACCTGTATCATGAAGTCCGGAAAATATCTATGGAACTTATTATCCACCGGTGACAGATATGGAATTATGATTTCCTCACTGGCCCACTTAATAATGGACGGGTGCCTATCACAATAATGCATGAATCGTTCTTCAAGACCAGAACGATATATTATATCAGCAGGATTGCCAGCGTATTTCTTGGGGTTACGTGGTTTAAACAAACCCTGTTTACACCGGCCATATCCTGATGCTACGTGTTTAGCCATTATTCTACAAGATCATCTCTAGGAGTGGGACCTGTTACAAGACCTGTTATAGCATCCTGGATAGTGTTTACGGTGCCACTGATACCTGTATTTGGATTTAATACGCTATCAAGGCTATACCAGTTCCATGTATCAAGAGGTGATGCTGTTGGCTGACCATTATCATCCATATTGAAATTTGACATTGCAGGGTTATCACTATCAACCCAGATTTCAAGCTCAAGCAGACTAATTGCAAGGCTCATGGATTGTGGTGCTTTATCTGACACATTGTCCATGCCACGATAAAAAGAATGACCGCCCATGCCATTGAAGGTAACACTCACTTGTTCAATTACACATGGCTTGAACTTCATAAGATAATGAGAGTTTGGTGTGATGAATGGAATGTATATACGTGGGAATTTCAATAGCAAATATGACTCATCGATTTTTGGTGTTGAACCTTTTTGAAGGCCATAACGAATTTTATTTAATGTCTGTGCTTCTGCTGGATTATTTGGTGATAGTATCCAGCTCAATTGGTGTTTTTTGAAGCTTGGCTGGTTCATCGAAACAAATCGTACTTCATTTAACAAAACACCTGCTAATTGTTGTACTGTATTTCCTCCACCAAGAAAACTTTTACCACCAGGTATCATGCCTACGACATTTTGGGCTATTTTCCCTAATGAGGTATCATCATTGTAGTTTGTACTGAAAGTATCTTGAAGCTGCGCTGGCAATGGAAGACGATACATGCCTTTGCTTGTGAGTTTACCAAGGTCCATTATATTAGTTGAGGCAGAAACGTTTCCTATCGCACCACCAATCGACCAATGCGCCTCGATTAAATTGAAATGCACAGGTGGCAGTGGATTTGGAAATATTAACATATTATTAAAGGCAGCTTGACTCAAACCCTTCATCTTTTGTGATATTGTGTCTGCCGGATTGCTAGGTGCTGAGCGTGATTTTAATAGGTTTGCACCACCCAATCCACCTGCAGATGGATATGATGAATTATTTGTTCTTGCCTGATTTATGAGTCGCTGTCTATTAATAGGCATATGCCAATCTCCATATAAATATATGAAACTATTTATATGGAGTCACACAGATGGCAGAAAACTATTTTGGCAATTTCCCTGCTATTACCTATCCACGAACAAATAATTCATCTGCAAATGTTGTGATTAAAGATATCACACGACGAACCACTGTCACCGCAAACACCGTGGCAGGAACGTCTGCTGTGAACTTCTACCCATATGAGCTTACAGACTCATTGCGTTCTGATCATGTTGCTGAGTTCTATTATAATAATGGTGAACTGGAATGGTTGGTCCAACTAACAAATCAGAATATCGATCCATACTATGGTTGGTATAATGACTATGCCACATTCGAAGCAGTTATTACCGAGAAGTATGGAACAGAAGCAAATGCGAAGCAGAAGGTGAAATACTATATCAATAATTGGGCAGATGATGACCGTGTACTGACTCCTGAATATCATAACAGTTCATTACCCGAAGCCGAAAAGAAGTTCTGGAAACCACAGTTTGGTCCTAACTTTGATATTCTGGGCTATGAACGTAAGCGTGATGATATTACAATGAACACCAATCAGATTTGGCAGTTCGAAATATCAGCAAATACTGGTGTGCTTCAGGTCGGTGAGATTGTTGATGTGTTTGAGGATGGTTCTGACATTCGTATCGGTTCTGGTGAAGTCACACTAGCAAATAGCACATTCTTTCGTATTCATAACGTGTCTGGTAATCTTACTGCCAATAGCAGTTTGACACTCAACTTTATTGGTAATGATTCTCTGGCTAACTATTCAACAGCCAATTCAGAACAGTATTTCATTAATATTGCAAATAGTGAGTTTGCCTATTACTCACCTGTTTATTTCTATGACTATGAGGAAGAGCAGAACGAAGCACGTAAGGACATCAATCTGATCGGTGATACATATGCTGATCAGTATGTAAATGAGTTTGAGAGACTAATGCTTGCTGACGTTGACATTGAAACAGGATTGGTCGAAAACTAATGGCAGAAAAACATATTCAGCAACCAGGCTCTGTGCAAATTATATCATGCACTATTAATGGCATTGAGTCAGGCTTTGGCAATTATAAGCTTCATGAATTTCGTATATTCGAAGACCATTGTAAGCCATATTTTACTGGGCAGATGGTAATTGAAACAGCACAGAACTTTTATGACTATTTGCTCAAGCCAGCAGTTGATATTACAATAGTATTTCATTGTCCTGTGTCACGTCCATCAAGTTACACAGCCAGAACATATTCACAGAATTTCAGATTGCACTCATATGAGTCACGTCCTATACCACAAAAACATGGTCAGAATAAACTGATTCATACACTATCACTTATCACACAAGAATATCACAATGATAAGCATAACACGGTAACAGAGAACCATTCAAATCAAACCGGAACATCTGCTGCAGGAAAGATATACAACAAATATCTGAAGTTCGAAAGAGGCTTGAATATACCTGTGCCCTCGTCTGGTATGATTGGTCAGCAAAAACATGCTAACCAGACTATCAATAAAAAACCAATCAAGGCTATTAATGATATTCTGGACGAGTCAGTTTGGCAACAGTGGAAGTCATGTGCACCGACGTTCTTCAAGCGTTCTGATGGTCATATGATTGCCCCACAGGAATATCTGCTGACCAATGGACCGATGTCAAGATATAGCTTCAAGCAAACTCTTGGCTCTGCGGCAAGAGCAGATCTGATGTTTGATGGTGGCTACAATGAAATCATTACAATCAAACCAATGGCACCTGCTGGTGAAATATCTTCGGGTGTACGAGCATCAGCTGTTGGTGGCTTACAAAATGCTGCCTCACACCTTGATTTATTATCTGGCACAACAGACAACCTACAAAAACAAGTGTCAAAGATAACCAATGCACTAAAGAAAAATAACTTCTTCAAGGGAAATGCTGGTGCATTCGCTTCGGCAACAGGCCTTTTGAAATCGGCATCAAAAGGACAAACAGGTGCACGTAATTTATTCTCGGTTATTAATCAGACGTTGCGTTCACGAAGCATTCAAAAGACTGGACCGGGTGGATATAACACCGCACAGGAAGCACTTGTCACTGCATTGACATATGCAACAAAATACTGGGTAGTTGTTCCTGGACAAACAGGTAACTGGGTCACACCTGGTAATAGAATTCAAGTATCATATCCGGTTCCAAAGGGCAATGATAAAATACAGGTAAGAACAAAAACACTATATGTCGCACGTCTTATTCATGAGGTGAAGCTTTCTGATCCTATGTCAGGTAAGCCGGTTGAATTAGGCGGATCAACAGAACTTTTTTGTGTGGACTGGTAGGAGATACTATGTCAGGTAACGACGATTTATTCAAAGAAGCGTTTGGTGAAGATTGGGAAAACGAATATACTCATACACCAAGAACTGTTCGGCGTACACGTCGCTCTGTAAAAAAAGGTGCGATTGATCGCGGTGCCTTTGAATCAGAATTGCAAAAATCAGAAGTCAAGGAACGCTTATTTCTTCTTACACATGCAGAGGTCGGTGGACAAGGCGCACAGGCTCAACAGGCATTTATGGAAACCGTGATTAATCGTGCCACTGTACTGAAATGGTCTATCAATAAAATAATCAGTGATGCTCAATACTACCAGCCATATAAAGATGGTGCTTATAAGAGGGCACAAAAATCTGTGGGTGATATGGAACGTGCACGATATCAGCGCATTCTTGATCAGGTAATGGCCGGATCAAACGTTTCTAATCTTGCCACCCACAACGCTTCTGGTAGTGTTGCTGAAAAGGTGCTTAATGGTGATTATGACTATCGTTTAGGTACAGCAAAAGAAATTAATGGTGAGCTATTCTATCAAAAGACATTTGAGAAGCACTCACGTATCAAATACCACACAGAAGATATCGATGAAGTCTATGAAGAAACACAACAGATCGATTTCATCTCATGGCTATTCAAACTTCTTGCACTTATTTTTGGTGGTTCAACGACTGACCATGATGATTGGCAAGACGAAGAATATTCAGATGGACCTACACAAGGTGATAGAACAATACCATGGATGGGTGCAGCAAAGAGATATAAAGGCACTCGTGAGATTAAAGGAAGCAGATCTAACTCAACTATTATGCGTTGGGCACGTAACCTCAGACTAACATCATATACGAACGATGATGTTCCATGGTGCGGTTTGTTTGCTGCTGCCTGTATGAATGACAATAATATCTCAACCAAGGAATTCAATATCCTTGGTGCACGTCAGTGGCTGAAGTTTGGATATAATGTCAAGCCACAATATGGTGCAGTGATGGTATTCTGGCGTGGTTCTAAATCAGGTTGGGCTGGTCACGTTGGCTTCTATGTGTCAGAGGACAATAGCTATTACCACATTCTTGGTGGCAACCAAAGCAATATGGTCAATGTAACCAAGATTAGTAAGAATCGATTCCTTGGTGCCAGGTGGCCCAATGGTTTTGAACCATCTGGTAAGGTTATTCGTAAAAGGTTTGATGGCAAGGTAACCACAAACGAAGAATGATTATTGGTTTCCGCACGAATAAGAAAGGCGCATCTCAAATGTTGTCATTTAAACATTTCCTATATGAACAGAAAAAAAGTGAAGCACCAAGAGGTGTGATATTTGATGGAAATAAAGTTTTTGTTGGTAAAGAACATATGGAACCTCTTGTGCTGAGTGATGAGTTGGTTAAAAAAATAAAAGAAATTGGTGATCAATATGGATACTGGTATGAAGGTAGTGGCGGAGATGTGCCAACAACGACTGGATTCAATAATAAGTCAAAGTATGAAGGGTCTTGGGATCATGAATTTGAAAAGACTGTCAAAGGATATCCACCAGAATACCTATTCACAATATTTGCCAATACGAAAGTAAATCATCAACGAAAAAACCTTCTCAGACCTTCCATGAGTATATTTGATAGTATTATGAAGGCACAGAAAAAAATTGCCTATTTTGAAGATAAAAAGTTTGATGATTCTACTCTGAAAAAATTCCTTTCCATGTGTAGTGAAAAGGATGTAGATTTTCTAAAATTGTCAGAATTGCCAGCAACAAAAGAAAATGTTAATATGTTTCTAACTAAAGGTGAGAGTTTATCGTGGCCAAAAAATTGGAAAGAATATCCAAACAAAGCAGGCAAACTTGCTAAAAAAGTTGAGGATGCCAGGAACACATTTATTTTGAATAGAAAGACTGGTGTATATTTTGCTGGTTCAGGACACCTAATAGAATTATTAAGACTAGATGATTCATTAAAAATGATTGGTGGTGAAAAAGCAGAAAAATGAAAGTCATGTAATTTTAAGGTTTAGGAGATAAAGAATAATGTTGACATTTAGAAGATTTTTAATTGAGGTTCAAAGAACTCCAGAAAGAGCTTCAAAGCTAGCAGATTATATTACTAAAAGACAAGAAACGACACCTGATTACTCCGATACCAAAGATCCAAATTACAATAAAAAATATTCAAAACAGATGGGGAATCCTATTGAAAGACATCCACATGAAGATTATGAGGCAGATATAGAAGAAACTGGACACCGAATTGATCCCAAAGAGAAGACTGAAATGGTTCCAATTAATAAAATAGTCTCACCACAAAAGCACGTTTCAGTTGAGAGAGTAAAAGAAAAAATAGAAAATAAACCAAAAAGTCAAAAACCTGCTACAGCGATTTTTCATAAAGACAAGTATATTGCAACAGATGGTAATCATTCTCTTGCTGCTGCCAAATTAAGAGGCGATACTCATTTTCCTGTAACATATAGAACAACAAGTAAAATAGGAAACTAAGAAGAATAATTATTGATTGGCCCAATTATATAAAATCGTTACTGCAAGAATTGGCCAACCAACAAATATGACAAGAAATAGAATCGGTGGTGCATACCATTTCGCACCACCATTCAGTGCGATCAGTGAACAAGTTGCAACTAGACTAAGCAATGCACTGAATATTAAATAACAGATCATAACGTCTTCCTCATAAACATGCCCACTGGTTTACGTGTGCTATTGATGTTTTGCATATTTACGTTTTCTGGTGACACAATGGTTTCGATATACCGAATGCCTTTTGATCGTATATGATTTTCAAAGAACACCATCAGCTTTTTGTAATGGCCTTTATTGCTATATTCAAATCGTGTGCTACCAAGCTTAATGGTGACACACTTGCTAATCTCATCGATCGAGAAGACAATAAGACTTATCAGATCATTCTCTTTCATTGAGTAGATAACAGAATCAGATAAGTCAAATCCAACAAACCGCGGATCAGCAAATCCATCTGAACATAAGCCGACCCATGTCGTAGTGGCATGCAATACAGCGTCATGACGATTTCCATTTATATGTTCATCATAATAAACATGTATGCCACATGGATATGTTGCAACACGGTTTGACATTAGACACCAAAATCCTTATTAATTTGATAGCAATCAGCTTCATACTTCAGTTCTTCTTGATAATCATTCCATGCAAGTTCGAACTCTTCTGTCAGATCATCTGTTTCGAACCGACTCCAGACCCGTGGAAAATAACGATCATATGCATCTTTCATATCACGCACAGACCAATCATTAGGCATCATGCGATTCTTTTCCATCCAGTAAATGCGATTCCACTCTTTAAACCAATTGGTCATTATTCACCTATTCAAATTGCAAGCACATTGTATTTGACTTTTCCAGGATGTTTAAACTCTCTGCTTCTTTGCGCAGATTGCTAACCATTTTTGGGTGTTCTTTGATAACCTCACCTAACAGTTCTGGCTCAAGATCATACTTCTCACAGTACATCATACAAGCTTCGATGTAGTCAATTTCAAGCTCAGTAGCTAACTTGTCGATTTCAGAACCGATCAGAATAAGACGATCAATATCTTCAGGCATTAATTTTTCCTTCTTTAATCAGAATCAAACGATTTGTGTGATGCATATCTTGTAAAATCTCACGACTATTCTGACCATTATACTCGACTGCATAATGATTGTCAATCAAAAAACGATTGAGATTAAATAAAATTTGTGAGTTAGCAGAGCTCTTGACAAGGAACTCACCAAGAACACGACCGAACTTACCACGGCCTTCTTTGGTGGTTACCATCTGTTGCATAGATCCAATTGGAAGATATTGCTCAACGATGCGTTTGGTCAGAAGACCAAACTTCTTTTCAACCAAATCCTTTGTACGGGATTCAGGAGCATCGATGCCTAATAGACGAATGTTCTGATTCATCATCCACATACCAAAACCCATGTCAATGTCAACTTTAACAGTGTCGCCATCAACCACATCAACGATACGTACATTATATGTAAAATTCATTTCAACCTCCATAATCATATGGAGTATATATGGGTGGCGAGATTCTGTTGCCACGTTCTCGCCGGACGCCGAATGACTATGCAGCCATTGCAAGAGTTGTATTATCATTTGCAGATATTACGGTGACCCGATAACGGTGGTATCATGCCGGTGATCTAAACTTTCCCTACACTACCAGTCGATCCTGATTTCGCCCCCAGCAGAAGTACACCAATCCTAAACGAACTATCAGTTCAGGGATAAGATCGATGCACTTGTGGTGGAGGCGTCGGGTACTGCCCCCGAGTCCTGTCTAGCTTCAAGATTGCCTCAAACAATCACAAATATATTT